GGTATGCTCCGAAATTTCCATTGAATAACAATCAATCCTCATTTGTTGATGCCATAGAAAAAGCTAGAAAAATAGATGATAATGGACGCAATAATGTAATAAGAAATACATTGTTCCCTTATAGGTCTTTAGAAATCTTTTCCAAAGATGATACTTATGAATATGTAACTAGTGCGAGTATAAAAGATAATGATTATTTTATCTATGAATTTGCATTTGAAATTAGGGACTTAAACCAAGCTATATTCAATAATACTGACATTTTTTCACTTACTCATATTTCTGATTTTATTTTAGACCAAATAAAAACTAAAAATGGTTACATTCTGATTGATGTGTCACACGAAACTATTGTAATGTATCACAATTATGAACAAAATATATTATTCTTATTACACGAATATTTCAAAGCTAGGGACATTCCTCTATATAAAATTATTTTTCTGACCGGTAGTGTGAATGCACCTGACATTTATAGAAAATATTGTATACAAAGTGATATACCTGGACGAGAAAGAATGGTTGTAAAAAATTACGAATGGTTTGAATATCAGTGTAGCAAAGAACTAAACGAATTAGAAAATATACCAAAACCCAATGACAATATATACAAAGTCAAAAAAACATTTCTTTGCTACAATAGAAGATATAAACCGCATAGAACTGATTTATATGTATTATTTTGGAAATTTGATTTATTAAATAATAGCTTTTATAGTATGCCACACAAATCAACAAATGATTCTACACATTCTGTTAAAAATATAGATTTTGCTAGCAACTATAATATTGAAGAATCAAGTTCATATGATATCATAGCTACCACTAAACAAATGTTTAAATCCGCTGATATCATGAATAACGATAAAATGAAAGAACTTTGTTTTACTTTGCCTGCTGTCATTGATACGAGGAAAGACCTCAAAGATATGATTAAAATCATTGACCCTGAACAAGCAGTATATGACTCATCATTGATAAGTGTTATTACTGAATCTAATTTCTATACCGAAGATGTTTTCAATACTGAAAAAACATGGAAAGCTATTGCTAACAGGCATCCCTTTATTCTAGTTGGACCAAAACATTCTTTAAAATATTTAAAATCATTGGGTTACAAAACTTTCAGTGATTTCTTTGATGAGAGTTATGATGATATAGAAAACCCAACTGCAAGATTGATGGCAATAGTTAAATTGTGTAGGGATATAGATAATTGGGATTTCAATAAAAAACGAGATTTCTTTAATGAAACGGTTGGTACAACTGAATATAATTTTAATTTATTAAAATCAGTTTATAATAACAAAAAGAAATTAGTACTTGAGCATATCACTCATATAAACCCTTTAATTACCTGACTGTAATCATTCATAGCAGATTGTATTTTGTTATTAGTTGAGTTAGGTCTACACGGTTTACAGAAACTTGTTATGAAGTTATTGTAAATTTCTTTGTGCTTATCACTACACCATATATCTCTAAAGTCATCATCGATCCAAGAGCCTAATTTAGTATCTTCTCTACCTTTATACTCACAGCAAAGGTATATATTACCATCAGCACAGAAACTAGGGAACAAAAACATTTGATGGCATCGTTTGTATTCTCTAATATCATATCTGCCCAATGATATATCTGCTTTGATGCCATAAAACTCACTAGCAGTTTTGATCCTACTAGCAACTTCATCATTCATCATAAAACTATGACCATTCAATACCATAGGACGTAGATGAACTGCACGTGCTTTAACATCTCTTGCATACTCAAATATACTGTTGATTTCAAGCTGGCTTGTGTTCTCTGGCATTAGTAATGCTTTTATATCTAATGGAACACCTCTACTACCTAATTCTCTTGCTGTCTCTTTAACTCTATCAAAAGGACTATCTGTCATTTTGCTTTTGCGTATTAACTCATAAGTATCAGGATTGCCACTGTCAATATCAAGACCTACATAAGCCATACGTTTTAACTTATCAGTATTAATTGTTAGTATCTTGTGAAGTTTTGTACCATTTGTATTCATTGCGACAACATAACCCTTATCAATCACATCTTCTAGTAAATCTTCATAGCCAGGAAGTAATGTAGGTTCACCGCCACCACTAAAGATTACGTTACTTAATGTGCCTATGACATTGCTATCGTGTTGTCGCCAAGTATATAGTCTGTCAATTAGTTTACTATATTGTTCAACAGACTGGTACACCGGCAAGTCATTTCTGAATTGCTCAGTGTTACAATAATAGCAGGCCTGATTGCAAATATTAGTTGTGTCTAAGTCTATTTGCCATGGTAGTATCTTACCAGGTATATTACCTTGTATCCAGCGTGAGATTAATTGATATTGATCCATCAGTCAAATTTATCCAATAGTGATATCTTCCATACCGGCTGTACGCAATCTTACGATGTGACCCATCTGCCATTGTTTGGCTTCAAGTCCCTTCATAATGCCCAACCATTTGTTTCTTAGTAATGCTACTTCATTGATAAGTGTTTCAAAGTCAACTACCTCATCTTCACCATCAACATACTTTTCAGCATCACGGCTTGTCAATACTCTATTATATGCTTCTAAGTATTTTTGAAAATGTTTGCGGCGAATTTGCCGTAATTTAATATTGAGATAGTTCAATACTGCTTCTATCTCTTGTAGTTGATTGAAACGATGTTCGGTAACTCCGGGAATAGCGGCAATGTTCTTTTCAACATTACCATATACCTTTACTTCACTTTTTGCAGATAATAATTCATTCTCAAAATGAGAGATGAAATCAGGTATCACATTTAAATTTTGTGATACCCTTGTGTACCAATTTGACATTTAATCCCATTCTTCGTGGTCTTCGTCTTCATCATATTCTTCATACTCTTCGGCATCGTGTTGGTCAGTATAACCTTTTAATGCTTTAAGTACCTCTTTGTCATTCTTAAAAGAATCTTTAATATCACTTGCTTCGTAATTATTATCAATCAACAGATTAATCAAAGTATCGGCAGCATCACTACGGTCATTGAAATCAATATGTGTTCGTAATGCATCCCATACTTCAGTAACAAAATTTAAACTCATTCTGTACCCTCCTCCTCAGGTGTTACAGTACTTATCTTTGTTGTTGATTTTTGTGCATACTCTGCCATTACTTTATCCAAACATCCACTGTCGTTAGCTTCCCACTTTTTGCGGAACTGTTTAATGATTTCGCCATCAAGTGTTGTATAAACTAAACTGTTGCCTTCCTTCTTAACAAGTTCGGCCTTCTCAATCATATCTAATAATCCTGAGTAAGGGCTCATACCTGTTTCATAAGGAATCTTAACTTGTACAGATTCAAATGGTTTCGCATAGCGAGTTTTCATAATCTTACAGGCTGCACGAATACCTCGCACATCACTAATCTTATTACCATCTTCATCTTCTTTGAGTTTTAATTTCTTCATAGCAACTACAATAGAGCTTGCATAAACGAAACCTTGACCGCCTGAGATTTTATCATCTGGATCAAACATATCTTGTGAAGCATATGTGTGATTAGTAGCTACCAAACCAATACCCAATGAACCAAACATATTAACACAGTTACGAACAAGTGCTGTCAGTGCTTTAGGCTTACGACCCATATCACCTTTCATATCACCTGCTTCAAACTGATTAACATCAGTAGGAGTTAATAACATACCCAATGAATCAACCACAAACAATACCTTAGGACGATCCGTTTCCGGTAGTGCTTTGTAATCTTTAACGAACATAGAAATAGTTTTTCCTACTTCGTCAATCATTGCCATATTTAGTTTTAATAGTTTATTTTCTTCTGTAGATACACCAAGTGCGTGTAACCAAGCTTCGTCAAGGGCATTTTCTGAGTCAATTAAGACTACAAAGATTCCTTGTTGTTGTGCGTGTCTGACGAGGTTTCCTGAGCAGATGAATGATTTTCCGGCGCCTGACTCTCCGGCAAAGACAGTAACTTTACCAAGAGGTACGCCTTTATTAAAATCACCGCTAATGAGGTAGTTGAGAGCATAATTTCCTGTCGAGATCCAATCAGTGGGATCGTTAAATCCTATTGATAGACCTTCAATACTTTTTGTAATATCCTTACGGAATTTACTTACGTCAAAGGGTTTTGCCATTTTAATTATCCACTTCCATAGCAAGTGCTTCTTTGATTACTGCAAAGAGTTCTTCACTAGTAGTGCAAAGAATCTTGCAGTTTTTCCAATCACTTTCACTATCACGACCACCGACTTCAATCATAAAGCCGTTATCATAACGATTGATAGTAAATGATTCATTTACTTTTGTAAGTTTTTCTAGGTATTTCATATCATTCCTTATTGTTTGTGTATGCCGTTAGTATATACACTAATCGGTTGTTTGTCAAGGTATTCTGGACAGTTATCCGCAATACGTTCTAGTTCATTATCATTTGGAAAATGTCGTAATGCGGTCCTTGCTTTATCTCTTATTAGACTTGGCACTCTGGGTGTCTTGCCTGGATC